AAACACCACCACCTGCATAAGAAGCCACTACGTGAAACCAACTACCTGTAGTTATTGTTCCTGCACTTGCTGATTGTATAGTAGCGTGGTCAGCATTAGGTCCTAAAGTATCATATAGTGAAAATTGTAACGCTCCATTTGTTAGAACTTTAAAAGTATATTCTTGTTGGGCTGAAAAATTTTTAGCAACAATAGGTCTTTCTAATGTAAGACTACTAGCATTAATCCAAGCAGAAATACTAAACGCAGAATCAGTTGTACCATTACCAAAAGAAAAGTCATTACTATCACCACAGTCTACATTGTCATTTGCTCCATCAAAGTTTATAGAATACTCATTAAGCAGTCCTGAAGGCTTTGGTGAATTAGCCCCCCCTATCATTTGTCCTAATTTTAATATCTTCATTTTTAAGGTACGTCAGTTACTATATCTCCTGAAACCATATTTGTCATAGTTCCATCATTATTTTTCGCTTCATCTATTATTGTAGGGTAAGATCCTGTTCCTGTTGGGTCACCATTTCTCCAATAACCTACAATATTTGTAGAATAAGATTGACCAAGTAAACTATCAGGACTTCCTGAATTATAAATACTTGTTATATCACTTGCAGACAATAAGTCATCAAATATACCAACTTCATCTAGTTTACATTCATTATATTGTGAACTTGTACCAAGTCTAGCAAATTGCATTTGAGCAGTAGTATTACTTACTGCTGCCCACGTTCCCTGAGAATTATATGTTCCACCACTACTTGATGTAGCCTGAACACCATTTAAATATCCAATAATAGAAGATGATGTAGAGCCTAAGTCAAAAGTGTAAGCAATATGATACCAAGTATCTACTGATAAGATAGTATCTATTATTAGTCTTTGATAAACTGTTTCACTATTACCGCCATAGAAAATCATCATAGGCATAGTATTGAAAAATGTTCTTAACTGCCATTCATACTTATTACCTACGTCCCAAAATGCACTTTTATTGATAATGGTCTTACCACCTGTGTTTGCTAATTTAACCCAACAAGAAAGAGTAAAACCCCTACCTGAGCCTGAATAATTAGGTGTAAATACATCTGCATCACCACAAGTAACATAGTCATCTACGCCATCAAAATCTAAAGAATATTCATTAGTAAAACTTGCTCCACTAGGAACATTTGAAGAACATAGACTTTGACCTAAGCGTAAAATTTTCATTATATAACGTCTTCATAGTAGCAGATTCCTACACCACTTGTTAAAGTTATAGCGGTAACTTGTAAGAATAATGTTGTTCCTGCCGCCATTGTCGTATGCAATCCTGCTATTGCACTACCTGTACCTGTTTGTACATTAGTTGCACTTATTGATGCTATTACACTTTCTACAGGAAAATGAACAGCATAGTATTTCTTACCTGACATTGCAGTTGTTCCAATAACATCACATCTATGTTTTCCTAGTTGTTCAGTTAATAGTTGTTGTACGTTTTCTATAGCCATTTTTAATTATTTTTATTTGTTATTATTGTCCATACCAAATGTAATTAGTACCACTTGGTGATTGTCTTTGTGTATATTGTACTTGTGCTGTTCCTGACTTAGCAGTAACATTTAATTTTCCTATTGCTACTAATCCCTGTACCACTCCATGTGTTGGAGCAACAGGTAATACGTCATCTTCATTTACAGGAGCATTACCTGCACTTATTGCTACTGCTCCTGTCCAAGCAACTTCATATACTTCATATTTATAATATCCTGTTGGTATTAGTTTAGTAGCCCCTGTATAAACATCAGGCGTAGCATTGTAAGTAAAACTTAATTTAGTGTATCTTTCATATACTAAGTGTAAGTCAGAATATGCATATTGAACAGACTTGTCCATATCATTAGTAAACTTTACTAGGTATCTTATCAAATCAGAACTTACTGATGTGTCTATACGATTACCTTCAGTATTTACGTACATATTGAAAGAAGACTCACTAATTACTTGTATCATAGTATATAATAGAAAAACGTCTTTTTTATTTGGCTTTAAAAGAAAAAGGTGGACATAAGCCCACCTTAATCAAGAAATATATGAAAACTACTAATTAAAGTCTACGAAGATACTACACCACCTAATGTAAATCCACCATTATCAAATGGGTTTGTAGTATAATCAGGCACAAATTGGAAAGGCTGTTGCTCTAACCCATCAAAAGTTAAAGTGTAACCATTTCTATCACCAAATGCTGCTCCACTATCCATAGTTCCTGCATTTAATTCCATTCCATTAACACTACCAAGACATACTATAACATCGTGTCCTGTAGCAGTTACTGTTTGATTTAATTGTGCAAATATAATTACTTTTGTTGCTCCTAGTAATTTTATCTGATTTTGGTCTTCTTTTGTTAATCTATTTAATATAATATTTACTGTTGGAGTATAAAATATCGTTCCATTTTCTCTTGAGCCTGTAATAGTATCAGTAAGACTTGCAACACCTAAAGGCATTGTATATCTATAAAGACTATTAGCACCCATTTCTAAATCAGTAATTTCACCATTCGCTGTTGGTATTGAAGTTACTTGGTCATAAACTGCGAAATAAATAAATTTTATTCCACCTGATATTCTATTACAATCAAGTCCTCTACCTTTTGTTAATGCTGTACACGCCATTGTTATAAGTTTTAAAGGTTAAAGGAGCAGAGGTTTTTACACCCCTGCTTCTTGTATTAATTTTATGATTGTCTTACAATATCTGCTCCTACTCCTGTTTGAACACCCATAGAGTATTTTGCAACCACTCTAATGTTATCAGACCCGTCTAAGTTAGCCATATCAAGTAAAGCAATACGTGTCGTATCTGAAAGTAAATCAGTCCCCGCAAACATATTACTTCTTTGTGCTGCTACTAATTGATTGTCAACCATACCTGGACAAACTGCAATCTTGTATCCTTCAAATACAGGCTCATAGTCACCATTCATATTGTAAGCATTAACATATCCTAATGTAGATACTGCTGATACATAGAAAGCGTAAGTCTTAGGATTCATATAAATATGTAAGTCTTCCTTTCTTAATATTGCTGAAACATTAGCAGCCATATCTGCTGTTAAAGTTTGTAAGTTTGCTATAATGTTTGCTGCTGTATAAGCACCTGATGCAGATGATTGTATAACTGTTGCATCAACACCTGGTAATAAGTAACCTGTTGCAGTTCCTAAGAATCCTGCGAACTCACCATTGTTAGCCGCTACACCTGACCATATTGAATCTTCAGCAGCATCTGCTATGATTTCACCCATATAAGATATTACATAGTCATCAAATGATGGTGGTGGTGGAGCACCTGCTCCTGCTCTCATTTGTAATGCTTCCCACGAACTAAGCAGCGTAGTCTTGCACAAATCCAAATTAATTTGTAGATTTTTTGGTTCGAGAACTTTTTCCGTTAATGCAAGTGTTCCATTGTCAGTAAAGTCACACGTAGCATCTCTCACTACTGAACTCCCCGCCATCCGCTGGATATTGCTTTTATATTTGATATTTTCTATCAAAGTTAGATAGTCTAAACTTCTTGTTTCTTTTAGTGCCGCCGAAATATAAAACCCCGCCGCCTTACCACTAAAATTGCTTGTTACTGTAAACGCCATTTTTTTATTGTTTTAGTTATTAATTATTTGTTTAAATTGTATAAAAATCTTTCTTGTCTAGTAAGTTTCTTGTATTCTTTTGTAGATAAAGGTTTTCTTTCTACACTAAACTTATTAGTATTTATTGGTGATTCAGCAGGTGTTTCTGCTAATTCAGTTTTTAATTTTTCATTTTCTGCTTTAATTGCTTCTACTTCTTCAGTTGTAAATTCAACTACTTCAGTTTTTTTAATAGACTTAGGTTTGTCAGACACTTCTTCAGATGTTTCTTCAGATGTTTCTTCAGACATTTCTTCAACATCATCATCACCACCTACTTTATCTCTTTTAAGGTCTGCTACTGCATCTTCTAAATTCTTGATGCGTTTTTCCATACCTTCCCAATCATAAACTGCTGCTTCTTCATCATAATCATCTTTGTCATCTTCTTCTGCTAATTCTTCTTTAACTTCTTCAGTTGACATTTCTTCTTCAGTAACTTCTTCTTCAGTTTCTGATTCTATAACTTCTCCAACAATCCCTTCTTCTTCTACCCTGAAACTTACACCTGTATCAGTTTTGTATGTTCCAATAGGCAGTAAAATCGTAGTTCCATCTTCAGTTAATACTGAAATGTCTACGCCTGCTTCTAATTCTTCCGCAGTTGATACAAATATTGTACCATCTTCGGATTTTGCCTGCCAGCCTAGTTTAACTTCTTCTTCTTTGTTAAGTCCTAGTGCTACTAATATTTGCTTTTTTAAATCCATAGTAATTTATTTAAGTTGTGTTATATAATAGAATGTTTTATTTTTTATTTGATTTTTGACTTTCTCTTATTATTTCATTAAGTGCTGATAATATCTCTAAGTCAGTTGGTTTCTTTTCTTGCATTTGCTCGAACTTATTTGTGAAATATCCTTCAATAGACAACCCTTTCAATTCTCCTTCCTTAATCTTGTTCCATAAGTCGTCATTGTCTATTCTCATTTTTACAAACCAAGTACCATTAGGTAAATCAAAACCATACATCTTTGACTTATCCATATCACCCTCTTTAATCCAACTTTCTACTGTTAGAACTCCTGACACTCTGTCTTGGTGTTGGTAAGTCGCTTTATGATGGTTATTGTGTTTTAAATAAAGTTCACTGGCCTTTCTTACTGTTTCAGGACTAAAATATACATAATAGTCTGAGTCAGTATTAGGGTCATATCTAAATATTTGTTTGTTAGGTATTAAAGCAGGAGAAACTAACATACGCTTTTCTTCATCTACTTTAGCAAATGTTAAATTGTTCTTTTCTTTACCAAAAAATACAAAGTCTTGCTCTATTGCAGGGGCAGTTACTAGACTTATAGCGTCTATTGCTAATTCTTGGTTATCGTCTTCTATTACAAGTTCTATAATCTTAGTTTCTTTCATATTAAAAAGTATATCTTTTACTATATGTAAAATAATCATCTACGTTTTTTTCGGCTTCAGCAAGACTAGGAACATCACTACTTTTTAATCCTAGAGATTTTAAGGCTTTTGTAACATCTTCTTGCAATCCTCTTAATTTAGGAAATATTTTACTAGCATTTGCGCCTAAATCTCTTAATTGGTCATCTAAATTTTCCCATTTTTTTCCTATTTTTTCTATTTTAGTCAAAATAGTTTTCATTTGTTTATTAAATTTTATTAAATCATCTACATCTCCTAATTCTATTCTTTCAATTTTACTTAAATTAAATTCTTTTAACTCTTTTTCGTATTCTTCATAGGTTTTATTACCTAATGGTGTTGGTATTTGTTTCATTTTACTATATTTTTTAGGATTTGCTTTTTCACATTCGTCTTTAGTGGCGTATTTACACTCTCCTGTGTTACCCCACTTGTATTTATCGTCTTTACATTTTTTACACGGCATATTATATAATAGATTTATTAGTTATTTATTTGATTTTATATTGTTGCTCTACGTCTTATGTTTGCTAATTGGTTTTGACTGTTAGTCATTTCATCAGTTACTACAAAGGCTTTTAAAGGCTCAGGCTGTTGACCACCACCTAAAGTAAATGCTCCTCCTAACATTTGTGGAGCAGGAGTTTCAGGACTTGCTGCTGGTACACCACCACCTCCACCACTACCTACATCTACAGCCATTATCTTTTTTACATTTGCTAAACCTGATACAATTATTGCTGCTGCTTGTAACATAGCCAAAGGAGTACCTTTACCTGCTGCTAATGCTCCATTTGCTGCTGCATAAGTGTCTATAATAGCCTGTGCTACTGCTAAGGCTTTATTTTCTCCTGCTAATTCACTTAAAGACCCTGCTAGACTACTATAGGCTTCTAACTGTGCATTAACATTATCTAAGGCTACTTGTTTTTGTTCTTTTTGTAGTGATATGTTATTTACAAGTTGCTCAGATTGAAAACCTGTTATTTGTGCTTGTACTGCTTTCTTTTCATTTAAGGCTTCTTCTAATGCAATCTGATTTTCTAAACTATTGTTTTTTTCTACATCTAATCTTGCTGCTTCTATTTGTATATCTACAAGTTTCAACATTTCTTCTTCTTGCTCTTTTAAGACTTCACCTAATTTATTATTTGCTGCAATTCTTTCTTCAAAAGTCTTACTTTCATCATCTCTTACTTGTCTTAGTTTTTCTGCTTGTCTATCATATTCTTCAATTAATCCCTGTACTTGTACTCTTGCTAAATCTGATTCTTTTCTTAATTCTACTGTTGCTGTTGCTGCATCAGTAGTATTTTTAACATAGTCTTTTATCTTATCTGATGCAGTTGATATTGTGTTAGTAATTTTATCAACACTACCATCTACTCCTGTAAGCACATCAATACTTTCTTTACCTGCTTCTTTTACACTTTCCATAGCCCCCTTAAAATCACCTGTAAATAGTTTTTGTAAAGCATTACCTAAATGACCAAAAGTATCTAATAGACTATTAAACCTTTCTACTAAATTGTCTTTAATTGCATTACCAAAATCTATTATACTTTGTTTTGGGTTTTCAAATATATCTTTAAAAAAACCTGTAACAGTTTCAATATTATCTTCTAAGAATTTAAAAAAGTCATTAAATGCTATACTAAGACTTTCCATAGCAATATTAAATGTATCTAAGACTCTTTGGTTTTTACTAAATACTTCCATAAGTTTAGCAATTAAACCAACTACTAAACCAATACCTGCTGCTTTAAGTGCAGTACCTATACCTTTTATAGCCTTACCCATACCTTTAAATCCACCTGATGCTTCTTTAGTTGACTTATCTAGATTATCTACTTCTTTAGTAACATCACCTACGTTAGATGTAATTTCTGCTTCTATTATTGTTTTATTCGCCATAATCTATTTTTTTATAAATTCTAATATTGTATTTATTTTCTCTTTTAATTCTGCTATTTGTACTTTTAAATCTGACATTGCTTTAGCATTATCCTCGTGCCTTTTACCAAATTCTTTTTTAACCTCATATAAACTAAACACCATAAACTTATATATGGTATAAACAGCCCCTATTAGCAATACTAATGGTAAACCATAACCCTCTATTAATTGTAATATTTCTTCCATTATACTATTATTTCATAAAGATTTAACGTAGCACTCCAACTTATATCCATATTCGCTGCTCCTGTTACTGACAAGTGCATATCATTTGTAGAATCAAAAAATAAAGCAGTTGTCCAACCTGTTACTGTTCCAAAACTTCCTAATGTTGCTACACTTTCGTTTGATACTTTTAGATATACTATTCCTGTTGCTCTTAAAAATATTCTATCATTAGGATTACCACCTGCTGTACCACCTGTTCTTACTCCTAATACATTTGCTTCAAAGCCCTGAAAAGAACTTGTAGAACTTCTTGCTATAATTGTATCAGAACTACTGTTATTGACTTTTAAATTAGTTTGTGTAGCGTTTGTAGTCGTTCCTGATAGACTTACTACTGAACTTTGACCATAACCCTTACCAACACCATTAAAAGCCCCACCACCAATTACTACTTCTCCATCTCTTTGTGCTATACCATAGTTGCCTAATACTGTTGCATTGTTTACGCCATTTGATACTTCATTGTTGTCACCTATTAGTATATTGTTTCTAGATATTCCTTTTACTATATTATTTTCACCCATAATAATAGTATTAGTTGTACCTGTTTCTGCTGTATTGTTTTTACCTTTTATAAAATTATCTACATTATCTGCACTTGTAATTATAGAGTTATTTAACCTAAAAGCAGTACAAGAACGAGAATCAGAATTGTATGTGTACCCATACGCTTCACATTGTACTTGATTAGGTATAATATCATTTGTACCATCAGTAAAAATAACTTCACCCTGTCTAGTTGTTTGCTTTGGTTTTACGCTAAATCCTTTTTTAAATTCCATTATGGTATAAGTATAAATTCAACTGTTGCTAAGTCGTTTGGTTTATAATCTATTCTATTCACTCTAAATACTCTATTCTTTAACATAACCTTATCACTAAACTTAAATGTGTTTATATCTGCTGCATTTAGATTTACTTTTATTGTCATTATTCTAGTATCAGCATTGTATAATTCATTATAATATGGTGACCAATAAGTATTATAAAGATTATCTACTACTGTTGGACTTAATGGGTTTATATACTGACATTCTCCATAATTTAAGTCAGTTGTTGTTCCTGCTACAATAGGTATAGAAGATAAATGACTTGCTTGTAAGAATTGTGTTATATTCTCACTTGTACCACCATTTTGTGCAGGTACATAAAAAGTTATATTACTAACAACATCATTTATATGTAGTATTCTAGGCTCATTATCAAAACCTTCAGTAGTTCCATCATCATTCATAGAATAAACAACAGGTACTATAAAACTTGTAAATTGTGGCGCAATAGGTCTTACTATTGTTGCTGCAAAAGGTTCTGCTGTTATTTCTTTTGTGCCTTCAAATAAAGTAGGCAAACCTGTTGCTGATGTAGAAGCATCAAATTTGTGAGACCCATATAAGAAGCCATTAGTAGCATTTTTATATACATTAAAGTTATAATCGTTATCATCTTCTAAAAACTTAAATATAGTTTCTTTATTTAAGTCTACAAGTGGTGTTAACTTCATTTCTGATACATCTATCTTATTTGTCCAATCGTGTTGTATGCTTCTTGCTGCTAAGTTAGTACCTGCTGTATTAGAAACAAATACATCTGCATAAGGCTCTATTATAATGTTATTAGGGTTGTCAGGGTCAGGCATTGTAACTAAATTAAACATATTAATTAATCCTTTTAGAAAATCATATTGACCTAAGTCACCCCTTAAAGTGTGTAATAATGTAGCATTAGCAATAACAGTAGATGATACAGTACCATAAACGTGTGTACCAAAAGCAACAACATTATCTTGTTTTACAGTATTAGTTTGGTCTGCTTTAAATCTACAAGACAAAGTTTGTCCTGTATTTATTGTAGTAGATATGAAACCTGTATAATTAACTTGGTCACTTGTTTGACCTGTAAATGTTTGCTGATTCATAACCCCATCACTAGAAGAAAACCATTCTATAGTAACATTAGTAGTTGCTCCTGTAAACAATAATCTTATATCATAAGATATATTATAAGTAGTGTTGTCTTGTACTGCTGTAAATACACTTGTACCTGTATTAAAACCTGCATTACTTGTCCAAGTAAAGTTAGGTGAAAAAGGATTATCGTGTGGAAACAATACAGCCCCATAACTACCATTAGGAGCAAAGTTATCTGCATCGCTACTTTTTGCAACACTTTCTCCTGCTGTATTAAAGTCGTTAGGAGCATTACCTTCACCCCAATTAAAGTCCATAAATAAAGTACCAAAGTTTGCAGTATCAAAAAAGTCTGAACTATATGTAAATTCAGTATCTGCAAATATCTTATCTATTAAATACTTAATTTTTATAAATGGTCTAAATGCTTGTTCTAATGCAGTCAATTCAGGATTACCTATTGTAGCATTATTACCTGTAGACCCATTTGCTAATAGTATTTGCCCTGTCCAATCTACAAAAGGGTATTTAAGTACGTTTGTATTTGTTAAGTTACCTATTGCTGAACTATAAGCGAAAGAATTAGTAGAAGATAATGGTGTTGATAAAGTAATACCTGTTGTATTTACCCAACTATTTTTGATGTTGTCTTTGTCATAGTCGTGGTCTAATTCACTAAAATCTAAGTCTTTAAAGGTCTTGTCTTTTAACACATCTGCTAAAGCAACAACCTCTGAATATAGATTAACATTGTAACTAATCTCACCATTTTTATCACTTACGTCTATTAGTCTTAAAAATCCTTCAAATAATATATATCCATCTTGCTTTAATATACATTGTGTTTTAACATAAGGATTAAATACTATACCATCATCAGTACGTGTTATTTCAAAGATATTATCAAATATTTTATTATTTCTTTTTGTAGCAGGTAGATTAAATGCCTTAGAATAAGATTGTACCTTTTCTGCTACGTTTTTAAATTCATCTACACTTAATGTAAGTGGTATATCTTCCATTTCATATAAATCTACAATTACTTCACCTGTTGACAAATCACTTATTGTTTCGCTAGGTCTTTGTACTTTAGGTATAATAGATATAGAACTTATGGCTAACACCCCCCCTGTATCAAAATCAAATAAAATAGTATCACTTGTAGAATTAGCAGTAAATGTTGCTGTTATTGTGCCTGATGGTGAATTATATACTGTAGAACTTTGTAATACTGTTCCTGTATAAAGTCGTATCGTAAATGTTCCTGTTGTGCTTGTGCCTACAACTATAGTTACTTCGTAAGTTGTACCTACTGTAAGATTTGATAGTTTTTGTATTACTCCTGTACCTGCATTTGTTGATGGTGTAAATACTAAAGAACCTGATATTTCAGCAGGTATACTAGAAACTGTATTTCTATATCTTGCCCAAGTATTAACAGCAATAGAACTGTAATTGTCTATAGCGTCTTGCATTACAAGACTAGGACTTGCTGAAGAAACAAAACTAGAAGAAACATTTAAACCACCAAAACTTAAACCATCTATTAAGAATTGATTAGGATTATTGCTAATAGCATTGCTGCTACCATTATAACTTTGTGGAAATACTATTAATTGTACTGACATTATATTGCTTGTGTTCTTAGTGTTTTAGTTTTTTCTACTTCAAAAGTATATTGTATTAATTTATCATTTGCAATAGTTTTTCTTGTATAACTTGATGTTGTAAGTCTTACAGGTGTTACAAATTGATTTAATGCAAATCCTGTTTCGTCATTTAATCCTGATTGTCCTTTTAAAATATATACTTCAGGACTATTTATTAATTCCTCTAACCATATAGACTCTGACTCAGTAATATAGTCAGTATTCATACTTATTCTTTCAGTAGAATTTACTCTGAATGTTTTTTTACCACCTTTAAAAGAATCTATCCTATATTTACTTTCATTCCAAGTACCCTCTAACTGATTATATGTAGTACCCTGTGTAGTTATACTTTTAGTAGACTTTTTAGTAAAGGTGTAATAATCCCACACACCATATTGATTTAACCAACATAATCTTACACTTTCATAACCTTTTAAGTCAGGACAGTTTACCTTTATAGTATAAGATGACGCTATTTGTGTAGGCGCACTAGTAAAAACTTGTATACCTATTTCACCCCCCTGTATAGTACCTGCTGTCACTAACGCTTTAAAAGCAGCACTCCAATTTCTTAGATTACCTGGAAAACAACCAAAGTACAATACATTCATACCTATATAAGCATTAAAAACATCATAAGCCCCATTTGCTGTAGTTCTATCTATTTGGTCAGTACCTATTGTAACCCCTGCACTATTCTTATAGGTTAAAGTAATATAAGATATATCACTTAATTGGTCATTAAACGCTTTTGGAGTAAACATAGCAACAGTACCATAATCTTCTACATTAGCATATTGTATAGTAGGAGCATTACTTAAAAATTTATCTTTACTGTTTGTTAATAAAAAATCATCACTCATATCAAATCCAAAATTAGCCCCTGATACATCTAATATGTCTGCATAAGTCAAATAACCATTAAATATTTGAAACAAATTACTATTTACTGCTTCTACCTGTACCAACTCATTAGTAGTTGTATCAAAGTATTCAGTTTTAAATTGTATCACTAAATATCTCATTAGATTTACATTACCTGAAAACTTGTCTATTAAGTGTAATGGGTGTCTTTTATCATCAGTAGTAGTTTCATCTTTATATGTACTATTTATTCTAGCCATATTATCAGCACTTACATAATTCTCTATTACTGAACGTAAGTTAAATATACCTACTCCTGCATTGTTAGGTGTAGTCTTAAATTTACCTACAACATCATCTGCTACTGCTGTGTTAGGAGCAAAGGTATTACTAATATGTACTTCTGCTTGAAACTTTACCCTAGTTTTTGTTGATACTATATTGCTGTTTGAAACCACAAATATAACATCTTGTCCTACAGGTGTTTGTGTATATAGTGGTTTTTGTTCTATTATTGTCGCCATTAGCCTACTGTTATTTTATATGTTTTTAAACTGTCTAATATATCTTCTTTTAATTCTTTAGCCATATCTTGCCCAAAGTCTTGCATTCCTAACATTAAAGATTTTTGAAAGAAACTAATTCCGTGTATTCCTTTAATCCATAATACTCTCATTATTGCAGTTCTTAATCCTGCTGTAGTCATAAATTGCCCACCTTCACTTCTTGGCTGTAAACCTTTTTTTCTAATAAAAGACCCTATACCTTTTCTCATTCCACCTTTTTTACCTGTACCTGTACCAAACTTATAAGGACTATCTTTTCTTTTTCCTTCCCAAGTTATATACCATCTACGACCACCCCAAGTTCCTTTATGGTCACCTGACTTAATAGTACCTCCCGCTCCTTTTACTCCCTTATCTACATACGTTCCATAATCTACCATAGAAAATTCTACACTAAACCCACTTTCATTTTTAACTACATTAAACTTTATAGATTGTTCTAATTTACCACCTCCTTTACCTGCTACTTGTAAATTTCTTTTTGCATTAGCAACTATTTCTGCTCCAAAAGAGTTTAAGTATCTTTCTATATTGTCGGTATTCATTATACAAGACCTGCAAATATTTCTACTTGTACATCAGTTGTTGCTGATGGTCTAACTTGTACTGTTACTAAGTCTTCTAATGTAGGGAAAGCAGGTGTTGTGTCTTCTTCTGCTATTGCTACATTTTCTGCTTGAAATAATACGTGTGAGCCACCTGCTCTTACAGTTACCTGATAGTTAGTGTTAGTAGTTACAAATGCTACTATAACATCTTGGTCAGTACTAAGATTGCTAATACGAAAGTATTTACAATTTTCTACATCTAATGCTCCTGCTGCTCCATGTGGTGTAGAATTAAATACTGCTACTGTTGTAGTGTTTGAATGCGCACAAGTTAATATACGTTCAAATACATCTACTACTCCTGTAGTTGTTAATGTGTTTGATGAACCTCTAACTGCTCCATTTAAAGTTACTGTTTCGGTTATTGTTGTTACTAAATCCGCCATAATTATAATTTTATTGTTATTTTAAAAAATCCTATTTCTATTCTATATTTGCCTATCTTAAATTTCATTACTCACCTGCTCCTCCACTTGATGCAGGTATTATACAAGCATCAAAGTCATTTTGCACTAATATTCCTAAACTAAAAACCCAACCTGTTAATTCATTATCAAATCTTTCAGTAAATGGTTCTAGTGTTTGTTGTCCTTGTAAAAAGTATAAAGGGTTATTTACATCACCATCAGTTGATTGATATAAACTATGTCTAAGCATTGATATTATATCTACTGATATTTGTAAACAATCACTTAACACTTGTTGTTCACTACTTAGTCTTTCTGCTGATTGATAATTTTCAGTTGTCCAATCTTTCTTTTCAGTTACTAAGTCACATATAAATATTTGAAAATTATATATTAGACCACTATCTTGTGTTGTTACATTAACAGGATTTATGTGCATAAGAGCAAACTTTTCCATCTTTTCGAGATTGATGTCGAATATGTCACCTGTTGTAACTGTTGCTATTTGATGATGTTTGTCACCTATATTCTTTAAAGTGTTTATTACGTTATTATACGTTTTATTTGCTATCATTTAATTTTACTTTATTTTGTGAATCTAAGTCTGTTTCATAACTTAACCAAGTTAAGCATTCTAACAAACTTAAATTTGTTATCCTTTCTAAGTTTACTATCTCACCATTTGTCAACCTATACATCACACCGAACCAACCCCACTTTTCTGCGAATGATTGTGTGGTAATAGTGTCTTCATTTCCTTCAGCATTTCTATCGAAGACAATTGAATACTCTTGTACAATTCGTTGCCTAAACTCCAAAAAAAAACCAATGCACTTTGCACTTGCTCTGCTGACATCTTTTTAAATTCTTCTGCTCTCATTCTTATATTACCATCATAGGCTTCAATAGTATATAGATTGTTTTTCTTTTCTACTATTGGTCTAAACAGTACAGCCATTATCTCAGGCATATTTTGCTCTATACCATTTTTAATAAATGTTTCTATATCTGCATATTCACCTAAAGTAATAGAGTCTAAGTCAGGGTGAAAACCATACTCCTTACCTTCCAATTCAACTATCTTATTTAAAGAACTACTTTGTTTATCTTGTAAGTCACCTAATCTATCCATAATAACAGCCACATCTCTTATTGATAATTCCTTTATTAACTTCTTAGGAATATTAGACAATGCTGCTATTGTTTCTTCTGCTTCCTTTGTCTTACTGCCTTTTTGTAAATCTACGAGTTTAATCCACTTTTCTAAAGTGACGTCTGCCCATTTACTTATTAATTTGTAGTTTTTAGTCTTACCTTCTTTCTTGATTTTGACTTTCATAATATATAATAGAAAAAGTTGATATTTAGTTTATTGTACATAATACTTACCAAAGTTGCTGTCTATTTCATAAAACATTCTCATTGCTAATGCATCAGAATAATCAGGAGAACGTCCTAAAATTGCTTTTACTGTGTCTTTTGGTAATATTTGTAATTTATTATCTTTATCTGCATCTTTAGTTCTTACTTGCTCTAGTTCTTCTATAATATGTTGCTTAACATTTACATCAGAACAACTTATGCCTAATTGACCTTTGTTGATTAAGTCTGCAAGTTTATAGTAACATTGTGTTTTTAAGTTTTGATAATTCTCATTTTTTAAAGCCTTAGAATTATTTACAAATCCTTTACAACGTAAATAGTCTTTTACACCACCACCTACTCCATCTTCATCAACAATTATATTTCTTAAATTAACTTGATTTTCTTGTTGTAATTTCTTAATCTCGTCTACAACGTCATTTACAGCCGATTTAAGCAACGTTCTCACATAAGTAATGTGTAACCCTTTCCAAAGCATTATAACTGTTCTATCGCTTCCAAAACGTGCTACATCACAAGTTATGTATTTTTCACCATCAACACCTTTTTGACTAAAAAGACTTACTATTGAATTATAATCTATTAAATTATCATCATTTACATCATATTCCCAATTACCAAATAATAACCTTTGCTTACTTAATTCATCTAATTCAGATAATTGCTTCTCATAATGCTTAGATATATAAGTATTATCTCCTACTAATGATTGAATAAATTTTCTATATGGTTTTAATGTTCCATCTTTAGCAGGTTTATAATAAGATGTATATACCCAATTTTTTGCAGGATTACAAGTCATTAACATAGATGGTTTTAAATTGTTCTCATCTAATTTATATCTTAGTCTTGATGCTACTATATTTTTTGCTTTTTCAGTTATTTGGTTTGCTTCATCTATAAATGCTGCTGTAATTTCTAATGAACCCAAATTATCAAAGTTAGGGTCTGATGGATATAAGAATAAGTCTTTTAATATTATTTCTGAACCATTATAAAATGTAATAATATTAGAATGTCCATTAAATGTATAATCTCTCCCTGATTCTAATTTCCAATATGCACAAACTTCAAAGAAAGTATTTAATGTTGTCTTTTTAAGTGAATCTAATTTACTTCTACCCATCAAATATCTTGTTTTAGGATAATCTAAACACATTATAATTAAATAACTTACTCCTATCCAAGACTTACCACCTCCTGCTGCTCCCCCAAATAATACTTCTTTTGTATCATTATCGAATAAATACTTTAAACATTGTTTCTGAGTCTGAGTAAATTCAGGTTTAATCTCCAAGATTGATGTTAATTTTGATTCTTTGTTCATCTGATGTTATGTCTAATTTATTAGTTTCATTCCAACCTAACTGTGTTTTTGCTGCGTGTAAAACCACTGATGGTACTTTGTCTTTTACACATTCATAATATTTAGACTTGATAAAATCATTTGCTATATTTTGTATATCGGCTACATCTTTAGCAAATTGTTCGTCTTCTTTTAACCATTTATAATAATTCGTTCTAGAAAGTTCCGTTGTCTTTAATGCAGTTGTAACTACTCCTAGTGATTTCTCTAATGCTTGTAGCATTCTTTTTTTGTTGATTTGTGTTCTATTTTGTTCCATTTTGTATATATCTAAATGCTGCTGTTATTCTATTTTTTGTACTTGTTTTATTAAATCCTACCATTTTTTGCTTGCCTGTATTCCTTCCAAAAAAGTAACATTTCCAATTTTTATGTCTTTTTAATGAGAAAATTAAACTTGGAGCAGATGTAGTTATTCCCATTATATATTTTTCGGTAGTATATTTCTTTGCTATAAAATCTAATAATCTTCCTCCTATTCCAATTCCCTGATAATCAGGTAGTATTACTAATCTATGTACTTTTTTTAAATTAGGTACTTTATTAGGTAAATGTAATATACTTATAAATCCTGCTATTTGTTCATTAACGTATGCTACATAAGTATGTGCTGCATTGTTATGACTATGGCTCAAATAGTGGTGTTTAGCAAATATTCTCCATATTGACTTATCTCCTGTTTTGAATATTTCAAATTTAACTTTTGGTCTATTTTTTTTTTGCCCTTCAAGTATTTGAAAGGTCATACTATCAGTATTAAATACCCAATCAGGTAATAGCCAATCTTGTACATCGTGATGACAAGTAACTGCTATAAATTGTTTGTTTGATTTCCTTATTGCTTTTTGCATAGCATAAGAACCTATTTTTGCTACATTTCTATCTACAACTGATGTAAATTCGTCAAATACTATTAATTTATCTTCTTTTAATAGTGCATTTGCTAAATCTACTCTCATTTTTTGACCATTGGACAAAACTGAATAAGGCTTTAACCAACTTGGTGGTGAACTGAAGCCTACACTATTAAATATTTTTGTAATATCATCTACTGATGCTGTTTCAGGCATATCATCTAATATAGTTTCTGCTTTATAATCAAAATTAGTAACATAAGCATCTTTGAATAATTCTTTTGCTATTGTTGTTTTTCCTGTACCACTATTACCAACTATTAATCCTATTTTCCAATTTTCAGGCATATCTATACTACCTTTAAAATGTTCTTTTATATGTTCAGTTTGTAAGTCAAACTTACCCATTACTGAAGAAACTCTAAAAGTCTTTTTAGGTTTGCTTTGTCTTAGAATGTCAAAATTCGGCATTTATATCCTTTTTTAATTAATTCATTATATACTTGTTCTTGTTCTCTTTCTGATGTTAATTCTATTTCAACTCTATATTCTTCAGAAATATTATCTGATATATCATTTACATCACTATTATATTCGTCATCTTTATTTTCCCAAACATCTAACCCCCATTCAGCAAGTTGTACACTATCCCACTCATTAGCCAACATATCCCATTCCCACTCACCAAAGTTTACATTGTCTTTTACTATAAATTCATCTTTTTGCTCTGATGTTAAACCTTCTGCTACATCTATCCATACTTCTTTAAGTCCTGCATCTTTACTTGCTTTTAATCTCATATTACCACCTAATACCATCATATTTTCATCTACTATTATTGGTCTTAACTTTAACATTTCAGGAAATTCCTTAATAGACTTTACTAATTTTTTAAATTTATCATTCTTAATTATTCTAGGATTATTAGGATTTCCTTTTATTTTGTATAACTTAACTTGTTGTTTCATAATATATAATAGATTTTATCTTTATTTATTTAGCATTCTTCTTGTTATGCTGTTTTCTAATCTTCTTTCAAATTCTGCACTAAGTATATCTCTTATTATCTTTTCGTTTGCTTTAAATTTTTGCTGCATATATTTAGAACTATTTGCGTGTGGATTGTTAAAGTAATATTCTACTACTTCTTTACTTAGTTGCTTTAATTGTTTTGGTGTTCTTTTCTTTGCTCTCATATTAGTCAAATGATTCGTTAATACCTCTTTCTCCGCATAGTTTTTCTTTTGCACTATCCCAAAGTTTATCTCTCTTTTTACTTAATGTAGGTTCAGTTCTTATAAGATTAGGAAAGCCGCTAAAGTCTTTCTCTAATTCTTGCATATACTTACCACAACTACATAGTGCTTCTTTAGTTACCCATTTGCCCTCTCTTAGTACAATCGTTGCTTTTTGTAAATCTTTTGTTTCTTTACAACAATTACATATAAATCTAATCATTATTTATTATTTTATCTAATTCAAAATGTAGATGGTTTATTGCTTTACGTATATCTTCTATACCGCCATCATTGTGTTTGTTCTTACTTCTTAATAAATAAGTAACTGCTGTTCCTATATTATAGGACAAATCAAAGTTACTAACTACATCTTTAGCCATATAGCCATTTTTTCCTTTATAGTATTTTGGTATATCTTTATCTTTCATTATCATAATTTTTTAAGTTTGCATCAAATTCTCCTTTTCTATAGCCCATATTGAAACCTTTGTACCAACCGATACCAAAAGTTATAAACGCTATCATTATTGTGTATATCATATCTTACTGTATTTAATATATAGTTTTTTTATTGCATCATACGCTGTAGACAAACAAGAACCACAACTTGTTCTAGGATTATAGTTAGATGCTGTTATAGTATTATATAATTCCATCATTCTTATTTTTGCATCTTGTCCTTCTGCTACTCCTGTTTTTAAATACTTCCAAATGTCTAGTATTTCATCTATTAATTCTTGTGGTAAGTCTTCAGGTATTTCTATTACTGTAGTCTTATTCCAATAAGTCTTAGGACAAGCCATTGGTGCTATACGTGCTTTAATCTTCATAAAACACTTGCACACCTTACAACTACCTGTAGGTTTAAAATAATAATCACAAGCCTTACATATAGCAAGTCTATCTTCATATACTTGTTGTGATGTAAAAAACTTATTCATCTAATTCTTCTTTTATTATTGTTCTTACTTTGTCTATTGTCGTAAATAAACTATTCCTGCTTATCTTGGTCTTGGCTGCTAACGAATCAAGCGTATTACCTTCATAGTAATACAACTTGAATAATTCCCTATCATACCAACTATCTAAATTGTCTAATATTACATCAATCTTTTCCAATTTGTCTTGTCTTTCCTTTTGTATATAATCTACTTCATTAGGCATATTATATATGCTTTTATGAAAGTTATTATGTGTTGTTGATGTCTGATAATTAACACCTACAAGATTTGTATAATACTTTCTATATTTATAATAAAAAGGACTTCTTGTACTTGTTAAAGCCCTACGTAAAACTACTGCTCCATATCTTGTTATACCATCTATACCATCTGCATCATAAATCTTTTTAATTGTTTCAGGATTCATCTGCAAAAGGTATAGCATTAATTCTTGTACAGCATCATCTACTTTTTCTTTGTCTTGTGTAATACCATAACACATTTCTCTAAACTTGTCACCTAATTTTGATATTTCTAAATATATCTTATTCATTTATTGGTTGTAGTTTTTCTATCTTATCTACTACGTCTTGTACCATATCATTTAAAAGTATTCTATACGAATGTATTGCTTTTGTGTTTCTTTTTGTTTCTACTCCTGCAAAATATCCATTAACCATTAATGATAAGTTTATAGGTAATATCATTAGCCAATCCCAATAGTTATTTTCTCTAACTCCTTTACCATAGTTGTTGTGGTATTCTATCAATATATCTAAAACTTGTGCAAAACTTTTATATCTACTTTCTGAACTTACTTCTCTTACAAAGTCTTTTACCATATACAAATAAGCATCTACTATTACTTCGTGCTGCTTATTACAGTATATTGGTTTTCTCATTTTCCAAATATATAAAAAAAACTACTCTAAATTTTTTTCTTTTTTTAAGTTATTAACAAGTGCTTTGTAATATCTTATGTCTTCTTCATAGTCTACTCTAGTCATTTTAATTGTTTGTTTAGATAATATGTGCAAATCAAAAGATGTACTACTACCATACTTTGCATCTAAGTTAAGCCCAAATGTCCATTGTTCACCCTGCTTAAACATATTACAGCCAACGCATTGGACTTGACAGTTCTGCTCATTCCATCTTGTAGCCTGATGTTTTCTGCTTTGAAAGTGACCACATTGCATACCATCTTTATAATGGGCTACCTTACCGCAAGTAAAACATTGTACCATTCCTTCATCAGTAGCGTCTCTTAATCTTATATAAAGACTAAACCACTTGTCTAATTGTTTCTTTAATTTACTTACGCTTGTCATAACCTAACTTATTACGCCAATCTTTCTCATATATTCCTTTTCTTTTGTAATAATTATCACCTCTATAATGAGGGTTTTCTGATTGTAATTTTGCTCTTATCCTTTTTATAGTAGGAGCAGGAGTTAGTTTACCAAAAGAATACAGTCTTAAAAATGTTCTTATACCTGCTGTATTCATATCTACATATTCTTTTAATTCATCATTCCAAATATTAGCACATAAGCGGTTGTCATCATCTCTTAAGTGTTCGTGTTTTTCTAACCAAAATTTTACTTTTTCTTTTGTTTTCATATTAATAGTTTTAAAGGTTCTTGATAATAAGGGACTTTTTCTTTAGGTTTGTTTAATGTGTGTACTTCATAGTATGCTTCGTCTATTGTCTTTTTATGACTATATACCCATTTGTAAAAAGTTCTGATATTTAAAAATGGTTCATCTTTTCCAAATCTTACACCTATGCGAAAAGCATCTTGTATCTGATTGAAAGTCAGTCTATTAAATCTTTTTTCAGTCATTAAATCATTAGCAAATATTTTAGATAGTGTTGCTAAAGTTTGAGCATCAGTTTTGTGTCCTATTTCTACTGATGTCTTTGCTAGCAAGTCTAAAACTTTTTCAGATAATTCTTTTAAATTTTCTTGTTGTAGTATTTTCATTTATTTAATTTTGCTATATATCCTGTTCTTGTTAATATTTTTAAATTTACAATTTTTACATTAGAAATATATTGTGAATTTTTTCTATCTAATTTATTTATAAACATAGAATATTTGACAACATCTAAATTAGGAAAATCATTACAATCATATTTTCTAGCAAATATACATTCAGTTAAATTTTTCGTAAAAGATTTTTTGAATTTATAATTTGACCTAAAATATTCTAAAGTTATATTACAAAATACTATTTCTCCTTTATTTACATTTTCTATTTTCATTTTTTTATTTTTTAATAAGAGCAGGGAATTGTAAATTTATCAAAGTATAACCTCTCACATTATTATTTAATTTATATTTACTAACCCTGCTCATATTACAACAATTTCTTTGCATCAGTCCAAGCATTTATTTGTGCATCTAATTTAGACATACTAGATTTTTTTGTTTCTCTCCTTTCCCAAGTTCTAATTGCTGCTTTCCAATCTTTCATTTTATTTTTACCAATCTTCCAATTTTTAGATTCATAAAAATCATAAAAAGCATAAGCATCAATTTTATTTTTTCTTTCATTACAATATACATCTATTTCTAAAATAGTTGGTTTTTTAAAACGCTCTTTATTATTATACGTAGTATTATTATTATTATATACTTTAGTATTAATATTATTTGTTAACATTTCTTTACTAGAGTCGTTAACCAATGTAATTATACGTGTTTCTATTTCTTTACTACCCTGTTTATATATGTTAACACGCTTTATATAGTTTTTATCTTCTAAAATTTTAAGCCATTTTTGTATAGATATTCTACTAACTTCATAAATTGTAGAAAAATATTTAGTAGATGCTGTACATTTTCCATTCATATTACATAATGCTGTTATTTCTGCATAAAGTAATTTTGCATTAGGAGTTAATTTTTTATCATATCTTACATTAGCAGGAATAACAGCGTAGTAATTGGGTTTATATTGAGTCATTTAAGTCTATTAATTGAAATTCATATTTATAATTTTTCATCGCTAACTTAATGAATTCTATTTGTTTCGAACATTCATAATATGTAGTATTTATAATAGTATTAACATTACCTGATTTTATACATATTGATAAATCAGGTTTATCACTTTCTTCTATACCATTTTTAATTAAATGATTTTTTATAGAAGCAGAACGTACAAAAACTTTTTTATTTGATTCTAAATTTTTGTATTCTACATATACTTTGTTAAATGTTCTTCTATAATCAGGCCAAAATTTAAACCTTTTATGATGTTCTTTCTCATAATAATATATAGTTGCCCTATTTAATTTTAATATTTTAGACATAGTTCTATGTTTAGTACCATTTTCTAATCTTGCAATCATACAAGCAACTGCTCTAGGTATCATATATTCTTCAGTTCTACTTTTAATTTCTAAATGATTATCTTTTAAACCTAATATTTTTGTAGTAAGTTTACATATTTCTTTAAAGTTATCTTCTGATGTCATACTAAAAAGGCATATTATCGTTATTATCTTCTTTTACATCATCTTCTGCTTTAGCAAACCAATAACCATCTATATTATGAAAGTATCTTCCATTGTATTCTCTTGAATATATATTACACAATACTTTTAAGTTATCACCCTCTTGTAGATTTTTTAACTTTTCTATTTTATCACCAAATGCACTTATTACTACTTCTTTATTATATTCTGCATTTTGTTCTATTAATATAGATTGCTTATTCCACTCTTTACCTGCTTTGCTAATGCCTGACTCTATGTCAAACTTCTTAATTAATTTTCCTGTAATTTCCATTTTTATAATTGTTTTTAGTTATTATTTTTTTTAAAATCTTCTGCTTCATCTTCTCCAAATACTCCTAATTCATAAAATCCTGTCATTTTTAGTACAGCCCTAGACAAAGCCCTTTTCTCAGCCATTTCTAAAACATACCAAGTATTAGTATTACCATCTTTATATGATTCTCCTTTTAATGCTGAGCCAAATGTTTCTATAGTACAACCATCTTTAGTTGCAGTTGCTTTTACTCCTGCAAAATTAGGTTCTGACTTTACTACATCAAAATATATTTTTATATTTTCTATGGCTTGGATTTTTTCTATTCCACTACGTGTTATGATAATATAATGCTGATGTTTAAAGACATCATCTTTAGTTAATTCGTACTTTATGTACTTTTCTTTTAGTTTTTCAGTTTTCATATTTTCTTGATTGTGTTAATAATTGTGTTAAAAATACAAAATTTAATTTAAAAGTTTTGTATTATACAACTTTCTTTAGAGTCTAATCCTGAACCTAATGGAATTGTCATTGTATAATCTTCTAGTTCGTCCCAATTTTCTAACTCTTGATATTCTTGACAAGAATAATTAGATTTAAATTCATCAAGATTTGTATATTCAGTATATTCACAGCATAAAGCAATAGGGTCAAATTCTAGTTCTTCACCTGTTCCTTCTTCAAACTCTTTTAAAAAATCCCATAATGCTATAAGCCCTGCTCTGCTAAAATTGTTTGGCCTATGTCTTCTGAACCAAGTTTCAAATTCGTAAAAATTAATTTTTGTTTTCATTTTTCTTGTATGTGTTTAATTAGTTGTTCTTTTATATATTCTATTTGTTCTGAGTCTATCCAATCTATAAAGTTATATGCATCAAAGACTACTTGAAAATCTTTACCATATTCATCAGTACCTCTTAAATATAATTCTCCATCACAGCATTGAAAGGTATTTATATCATTCATTGCTTTATGTATTAGTTCATTTTTCATATTAATTAATTATTAGTGCTTCATTATTATTTTCTTTGTATAGTTTAAGGTGTTGTGCTGTAGTTTCTATCTCATAAGTACCCCTTAGTTGTAAACCTTCTTCTATAAGTAGTTTTTTAAATAAGTTTAGTATTTGTTTTTTTGTACCTACTACTTTTACTATACTATCTACTTCTTTATAATCAGTATACCTAGTATTAGTATTATAGCAATACATTGATACTGCACTTAGTGTTGGTTTTAACAACCATTCTTTTGATATTATTTTATTATCTAAAACCATCTTAATATTAATTCAGTTGTTAATACTACTATTGCTACAGCAATTACTGATTTTATTACTGTATCTACTATTGTAGGTATTTTAGACTTAACCTCACTAATAGCATAATCCCTCATATTATTATAATACTTAATCTTTTTAGTTTGAGGGTCATACTCACATCTGAAGAAATTTAGTATTTCTTTGGTGTTAAATATTTGTACTTCTTTAGTTTCTCTATTAATTACTTTAAATTGTGTCATTTTATTATTTGTTGATTAATATGATGCTAAATTACAAAAAAAGAACCAATTAACATAGTTTTTAACTAAATAATTAATAAAGTTATTAACAATTTAAATGTTGATATTAGAGATTTTAAGTCGTATCTAGGGTATACTATTAAAAACAGTAGAAAGTGCCTTAGAATGCTTTAAAATAGGTTATACGGCAATAAGTAAAACTATTATTATCAACAAAAAATAAAATAGTGTTAACTTAGTAGAATTTTGTAATTTCATTATAAAGGCATTAAAAGGTTAATAGGGGTTGTTCCATTATTTAATATTACTGCACAGCCAACAGCAGGTCGTTTTCCATATTTAGCATAAGCCATTGCGTAAGTATTATGATTTATACCACAACCTGTTTGTAAAGCGAATGTTCTAAAATTCTTACCAACATAGTGTTCGCAATATGCTTGTGTATGTAGATGTCCTTGTACCACATTTATCATATTATTTTTGCAAGATGTTCTAGCAGTACCTCCTTCTCCATGCTGATATAATACATTATCTTGTATATAATGGTCAACAAATTCCCAATTAGGTACTTCTAAGACTTCTTTATATGATTTTATCCATTTACTTGGAATAGCACTTGTTTGTGCCTTCCTCATTATAATCCTGTCGTGATTTCCGATTATCACTTTAGTACCTTTTTTACCAAAGACTTTATACCAACGTGATATTCTTTTGATTGCTAATTCTAACTCATCTAGTCCACCCATACCATCTGCTGATGTTTCGTGGTAACTGCTATAATGGTTGTCAATTATATCGCCAATAAAGATAACTTGATTGCAATTATAAATATGATATTGATTAACACACCAATCCAAATATTCATCAAGACAAAATGGTTCGTGCAAGTCACCGATAACTAGAACATTTCTAGTCTCGGTTTCTCGCATCTTTTTTAACGCCACAATTTCGTGTGGCTTTAAGCGGTATCTATTATTTCGCTGATTTTCCAAAGTCTGCTAATGATTGACCACCTAACATTGCAATAAGACTCCACCAAATTTGTGATACTGCTGTTTCATCTACACCTAAAGTAGAAGCAATTAAAGGTATAACTATTGAAGATATACCTAACCATACTTTCTTAGATGTAAGTAATTGTGAAATAATGTAATTTTTCATTTTTATTTAGTTTTAATTAATATTCAAATTTATTCTATTGATATAACCATATAACATCAGGGTCTTTTAAGTTGTCAACATCACAATGTATAAAAGTCTTGCCTATGCCTATACGATTAATTCCTACGTGCATTAGTGATTGTACTATTAAATATCTTTCTCTACTTCCATAGTAACCTATATCAACTGCTTTGCCTTTAAGATGGCTTGAACCTACTCTACCACCCACAAGTTTATTTCTTGCTTTTGTTCTATAACCACTAGTAATTTTAAATGGAATACCCGCTATACCTCTTGCTGAATCTAATTTAATTAGCAATTCTCTATCCATTTTATAGCCACTACCTGCTTCATCAGGGCTATCAAACTCTGAGATTTTAAAGAATGTTAATTCCAAATTATAAGAATTTAAGTTTGTATATTTTAACCCCTTTAACTTCGTGTACAAATTCTCTAGACACTTTAGCACTTTCTTCTTGTTTTACGTACTTAGGGTTAGTTGAGTTTAGTTTTCTTTTCTTAGGCATCTTTATCAAATTTAATGAACTTATATATTGTAAATGCTATTGCTAACACTAAAGATACAAGTGTTAATATTTCATTACATTCAGTTATACTAAATGCTATTGCTGTACTATTTGCTACTCCTACTTGTAGTGTGTCTTTTAATTCGTTCATCATTTTTAATATTTAGTTTTCTATCCAAGTAGGATTTTAACTTAGTTATGTTCTTTATTTTTGTTTTATAAAATCTTTTCATTAGTAGTCACCTGCACTTAAAAAATCTCTTAATGTTAACTTCGTACCTTTTTGCATTGGTCTTTCTAAATTCATTCCATTGTAGTACGCATTAGAATCAGGACTAACATCTGCTCCACTATTTGTACTGTACTCAGGAAAACTAGATGTATTATTTCTAATATAGTCTATCAGTCTTTCAGTATAATATTCTGCTGTGTTTCTAACTTCTTCTCTAAGATGTTGTGCTTCAGTTTCTGATAATGCTGTACCTGTTTCGCTAGTCTTAGAATATATATTACCATTTTCTATTTTAAACCTTAGAAAAGGCACAGCGTGAAAAAATGCCCAATTAGGTAGCATATCTCCTATATAATCGTCTAACAAAGTCTTATAGGCTTCATTACCTACATTACCTATTGTACCTGCTACAATTAAGTCTTTTAGTTTTTGTGTAAGGTCAGTGCCTAACTTAGTTTCTACATATAACTTTTGTGCCTGTCTTACATAAGGCAATAATAAGTCTACATCTACGTTAAGATTAATTGCTGTAGATTCTTTTAATTTTTCTTCTGATATAAATAATACGTATGACATAATTATCTTGGTTTTAAAAATCCTTTATTCTTCATTCTTTTAGGTGGTTTCGCTACTAGTATGTTATTTTTTTTAGCAGTAAATCCTTCACTTCTTGCCTTTGTATAGCCTATTAGTTCTGCATCATCTATCTTAGTTGTTCTTGATTCTCCTATTGTAGTCTTATAAATTTGTCTTAACCAAAAATGCTGGCAATTACCTCCACCTTTGTAAAGCCATATAGAATATTTTAGATTTCCATTAGGACCCCAGCCTATATTTCTATTTTGTCTTTCAGAATAGTAATAGTCATTAACAACCATTCCTGACATTCTTAATATATCTTCTTTTCTATATAATTTTTTAGCAGACATCATTTTTTTGCAAAACTCTCTATTTTGACCTGTTTTATTTACTAAAAAATTATCTTCTGTATATACATAACGTACTCTAAAATAATCGTAAGTCTTTTTAGATATACCGTCTTGTTCAGATTTTCTACCAGGTATTGCTTTACCTGTACTTGTTGCTAATTCTATTTTTTTATTAGTAGCATCATTTAATGTTTTTTCAAAGTCAAATTCTTCGTGTTCATCTACAACTTTTTCTTCTTCTATTAATTCCCAACCATCAGTTATATCTTCACCATATTCTTCTATAAATTGTTCTAATTCAGTTTTGTCTGACAATCTATAAGGTTCTTCTTCTGAACAATTACACTTACTAAGATTAGTTATTTGGTCGTGTGACTCGCAGGGCATATAATAAGTCTTTCCATCTTGTGTATGTTCGTGTGAACCACTACAACCAATTATTCTTGCTTCTGCTTCTGCTTCTTCTTTTGTGTCAAACAAAGGCAATTCTACGTCATCATTAATCATACTACCTACTTTAGCAAAGTCTTCTTTTACTTCTACATCTAGCGGTTCTAATCCTAATTCTTCTCTAATTTCGTCTTGTGTCATTACAGCCATCAAGTCTTGATTAGTAAATCTTGTAGTAATAGGTTTTAATTGTACAAAGTTAACAGGCATATCCATATTATTAACTTGGAATATTTTTCTTAAAACTTTTACTATTTGGTCTTGGAATGGCTTAATTACAGTATTGAGATAAAAATTTGCGGCGGTATTAAGTTCGTCTGCATTATTACCAAGTCCTGTATCAGACTTAATACCCATTAACATAGGGCTTGTTACCCTGTGTCCTGTTAAGATATTTTGCACTAATAACTCTTGTAGTGCTAAATACTGCTTATCTGCGTCAGAAACGCTTATAGGAGTTATTTCAGGTACTCTATTTCTATCGTCTGAAAATGTGAGTACGAATTTACCGCTATTAGAAGCCCCCGCGAATTTATCTGCTAGACTTTGTTCTATTTGGAATCTTTCTTCTTGTGTTGGTACACCATTTGCGAAACTTATAAAGTAACTTCCCGCAAAACCGTTAGATATATTATTTAGATGAAACTCTGCTACTCTTTGGTCTACTAACGCCCAATTATTAGCCGCTATGTAGTCAGGTGTATGATACACGTTCATATTAGGGCTGTAAAGACCTGAATATAAAATCTGATTTGCTGACGTTCTATCATTTGTGTTAAAAGCAGGTACTCTATAAGGTTTATGTATTCTTGTGTTTGACCAATCACTAGAAATATAATATGCTTCTACTTTACCAAATTCGTTAGGTCTTTCTGCTCTTACTTTCTCCACTGCTACGTGATAAATTTCGGCAATTTGAGTCCTATCCTTACTCCATACTATGTTAAGTGCAAATGCTCCCTGTAATTTAAAGTCAAACGCTATTTTTTTTAAGACTTCGTGTAGGCTTTCACTACCATTAGCCCTATCCATAAAGTTTTGTAGTTTAATTCTTGCTTCTAAATCTCTATCTTCTTCGTCTTCTATTATAAGATTCTCACCTGCAATCATTTCTGCTGTAGCGTTGATTATTGCCGCTTGTGTTGACGAATTGTAATAAAGGTCTATAATAAACTGTGGGTATAAATTTTTCCAATTCTCAGTACCATATTCTATGTAGTCTTTACCACGTACTTCTTGTACAGTAGGAGCAGTTTCAGTTGATAAGTTTATGTTAAGTATATTTTCCATTAGTCTTCTTGTTTAGTCCATTCATTACTAGCCATTATGACTAATATCTCAGAATGATTATATTGTTGTAAACCTACTAAAAAATCAGGAGTATCGCCTTCAAATTTAAGTACAGTTTTTGTTTCATCTATTGATAATCTTAAAGTATCTTTGCTAGTTTCACTTACTTTGCTAAAGTCTACTTTATCTATTTCACTTATTTCGTATATAACGTAAATCATATTTTTGTTTTTAAGGTACTACTGTTTCTATATCTGAACTTGTCATATTAGTCATTGTACCATTATTACTGTTAGTGCTTTGGTCAACTATTGTGGGGTAAACACCTGTTCCTAGTGGGTCACCCATACGCCACCAACCTACAAGATTAGACATACCTGTTAAGTCGGTAGGTGTGCCGCTATTATAAAGACTTGAAGCGTCACTCAAATCTAACTTCTTATCCCATAGAGATACTTCGTCTATATTTCCACTAAATATTTTTCTTGCAACTTCATCTTTTCCTATTAAAAAATCAGCAAGACCATTGCTCATAGCAGTATAGTTATTAGTTGATGCTGATGTAGAAAGTGCAGAGCCATTAACAAACATACCCATACCTGAAACACCACCACCTGCATAAGAAGCCACTACGTGAAACCAACTACCTGTAGTTATTGTTCCTGCACTTGCTGATTGTATAGTAGCGTGGTCAGCATTACC